AACTGTCGGCGTCTCTATAGCGGAGATTTCGTAAAATGTGGGATCAAATCGCCAAGTTCGCCATAGACAACGCCCCCGCGCTGATCAATGCGGGCGCGTCTCTGGCTGGCGGCTACATGCAAGGCCAGGGCGGGCAGGCGTCAGCCAAAGCGCAGCAGGACGCGGCGAACCAGACGACCGCGCTTCAGCGCCAGATCTACATGGACCAGCGCGGGCTTGCCTCGCCCGGGTACATGACGGGCGGCGCTGCCTCCAACAAGCTCGCGGCGCTGTTCGGCATCGCCCCGCAGGACTATCAGGCGGCCTACGGTGGCGGCGGGATGAACATGCAGGGCGGCTCGCAGATGCTGCCTAACCTCGGCGCAGGCCAGCCTGTGCAGGGGCGTTCGGGCGGCGGCGGGTCCAACGCGGCTGCGGGCGCTGTCGGAAGCATCGCTGGCACATTTCTAGGCGGTCCTCTCGGCAGCGCTGTCGGCGGCGCGTTGGGCGGCATGATCCGCGACGGCGGCGACAACTGGAAGACAGTCGCCACGCAGGCTCCCGGCGGGTTCGACTACGCCGCATACATGCAGCAGCCTGACCTTCAGGCCGAGTGGGCCAAGCCGGACATCAAGGCGCTGTTTGGCGGCAACCAGGACGCCTACGCAAACTGGCATTACAACCAGTTCGGCAAGAACGAGGGCCGCACGCTCGCATCAACGACCGACACGAAGTCGAACATGCCAACAGGCGGCGCGCAGCAGGTGCAGGGCGGCGCGTCCAACCCGCTCGCGGAGTTCTACGCCTCGCCCTATGCCAAATTGGCGACGACCATCAACGACCAGCAGTTTGACCAGATCAAGGGCAACCTCGGCGCGGCCGGAAAGTCGATCAGCGGGGCTGCGGAAGGCCGCTATGCCAAGACGCTGGCGGGCAACACCTACGGCGCATTTGGCGACTATACGAACCAGTTGGCGAACCTCGCAGGCATGGGGCAGACCAACTCACAGCTCGCATCAACTGCGGCCGGCAACTACGGCGCGAACGCCGGGAACGCGATGATGCAGGGCGGCAATGCGCGGGCAAATGCGCTGACCTCCGCATATCAGGGCTACGGTCAGGGCCTCTCGGCGGCGGCTGGATCGCTGGGTGACTTCTTCAAGAAACCGGGGACGCCGACCTACGGCCAGCCCGGCTATGTCGATACTTCTCGCGCTGCTTATCCCGGTCAGAGCTGGTCCTGAACATGGTTGCTTACACCGCAAGGAAGAACCCGCTCGCGATGCCTACGGGTGCGCCCGCTCCTGCGCCCGCTTTTGACGTCTCGGCGGATGCCTACCAGCCCGGCGCGATGTCGGCAGCGCCAATGACCGCATCGCCAATGGCGCCGTCCGCAGGCAGCCCGTTCTCGCCGCCGCAAGGACCGCCACGCAATGCGCTCCTCGCGTCTGCGCTTGACAGCTTCCAGCGTGGCTTCGACCCCGCAGGCTTTGAGAAGCGCGAGACGGCAAACAAGGCCGCAGAGGGCGACAAGCTGAAGCAGACGCTCGCCCTGATGCAGCAGCAACGCGCACTTCCCGAAGCGCAGCGCGGCCAGTGGTGGCAGCAGAACGCGCCGACTATCAGCAAGATCATCGGGCAGGACGTCTCGCAGATGCCGCTGGATGTGTCGAAGTTCACGAACGATGCGCTTGACCAGCAAATCGCATTGCTGAACGCGCAGATGGGGATTGGGCCTGTCGTGCCTGAGCCGATGACGGCTTATCAGGCTGCGGTGCTGAAACAGCAGGAACAGCAAGCCGGCCAGCCTACGCCGTTCAATCTGGGCGATGGCGCGTTCGCTGAATATGACCCGACCGCCCCGGCAGGCAGTCGCCTGAACCTGCTCCGCGAACAGACCGAAGCGCCCGTGAAGATGGAGCAATACACAGACGGAACAGGCCAAGTCTGGGACCGCAACCCGTACACGGGCGAGAGCCGCAAGGCCAACGTGCCGCGCGCTCGCGTGCCGGGTGAGGGTGACGGTGGCGGGGGCAACTCGTTCCGTCTGGCCTCGCCAGAAGAGGTTGCTGCTGCGGGCCTTCCGCCCGGCACAGTGATGAAGATCAACGCAAAAACCAACGAGCCGACCATCCTTCGCAATCCGTCGCAGACGAAGGAATATGACCCCGTTCAGATCAGGCAGTTTAAAAAATCGGTATCTGGCCTGGACCTGCTGAACACCACGATGGACGAGTATGAGGCAACGCTCAAGAAAAGCGGCGGCCCGCAGAACATCAAGGGCTTCTGGAATGTGGAGCAGTCAAACGCAATCGAGGCTGCGCGAAACAACACGCTTGTCCTGGCTAAGGAGCTTTATGAACTCGGCGCGCTGGTTGGTGCTGACTTCGCTATCATCGAGGCTGCTATCAAGCCCGCAACCGGCATAGAGGCAAGCGGGCAAACGAACGAGACGATTGCCGCATCGTTGGCGCAGGTGCGGTCAATGCTGGCAAACAAGATAAGCCAGATACCGGAGGAATTTGTTGCCGAAGTTCGCAACAGGTATTCCGGTCCAATGGCTAAGAAGTTCAACGCCACGAAGCCGAAAGCCACGAAACTCCCGCCCGGCGTTACGCAGGAAATGTGGAACGTGATGGACGACGAAGACAGGGCGGCGTTCGAGCAATGAACGATCAAACCCAACCCGCACAGATGACGCCGCAGCAGCGGCAGGCAATCGCCAAGGCCAAGGCGCGTCTGCGTCTCCAGCAGCAGGGCAAGTCTGATCCGAGGAACTTGTCTCCCCTGATGCCGTCTGCGCGTTCCTCGCCAGATGCAGGACAACCGACCGCGCTGGGCGCACCCATTCAGCGCGGCCCCGTCATGGCTCCCGCGCAGCGTGCGCTACTCGAGTATGACAACTCCGGGGCCAAGTCTCGCGGCTGGCGTCCAGAGCAGTTCGCGGCGGTCCAGCGTGCGCAGGGCGGATCGAAAGACCCTGCCGATGTGATGGCCCTTCGCTCGTGGAACAACAGCGACAGCTTCGCGAACGAGAACCCATCGGTTGATGCGGAAAGCTTCTGGAACGCTCCGACGCCTGAGCGGATGACGAACCCCGTCAAGCGTTTTGCTCGCGCCGCGACAAACGTGCTTGCCGAAACTGGCAACATGGCTTTGGAAGCATTTGACTATGGTCGCGGCGCTCTTGAGCCTGGCCCGCGAATTCCCAACCTTTTCGTCCCCGAAGCTAAAAACACCGGCGAAGCAATATCTGATGTAACCGGCACAATTGCTGGCTTGGCCTTGCCGCTTGCTGCGCCGGCAAAAGCTGTTCAGGCCGGGGGGCAAGCCCTTCGCAGCACAGGTGTGATTGGTCGAACCGCAGCCGCTATCACCCCGCAAGGCACAAATGCGCTTGCGAGAGGTACGCGTCTTGCGGGCCGCATCGGGATGATGGCGCCGGAAGCTGCAATAACGGCAGCAGGTGCGGGCGCTATCCTTGGGGGCGAAGGCAACCGCCTGCAATCGGCGGTAGAGTTCGGATCTGACCCGTTCAACTATCTCGGCCAGCCTGCCGCGCTGTTTCTCAATCGTGCGGCCATCTTCATCAAGACCGCAGGCAGGCGCGTGACGCCGGAAGTGGTGCAAGTCCAGCGCGCTGAAGAAGTCCTGCGCCGGGCCAATGCGACAACCGCACAGAAAGAGGCTGCTGCAAAGGTTATCGACGACCTGACGCCACCAGCCCCGGAGCCCGCGCCCTTTAGCGCCCCTGCGGCGCCCAAGAGCAGCGGCTTCCTTCAGAACAACGCCGACCGGATCGCGGGCGGCGGCGTCGGTGCTTTCTTGGGAGGCGCAGGGGATGCCCTTGCAGCCCCCGGAGACGGCAACGAAGGCGGCGGGCCGGATGTTATCAACCCGGTTACGGGAGCGATTGCGGGCGTTGTCGGGCCGCGCGCTGCGGTGCGTGGCTGGCGAAGCGCAGGAAGCGCAATCAAAGGCAGCGGCTATAACGAAGCGGTTGCCGTTCGGCGCGTGCGCAACCTGCTTGCCCCTGCCGGCCGTTCTGCTGATGAAATCAAGGCGGCCAACCTGGCGATGTACGGCGACAAGCCGTCCGTGCTGGCCGACCAGACACAGAACGCGCAAAACTTCAGCGTGAACCTGTCGCGGCAAGTTGGCGATGCGCCAGAACTTGCAAGCCAAGCGGTTGACGACCTGATGCGTACCCGTTCGGGGCGGCTGTTCTCAGACGTCGAAGAGACGACGAAGATCAACCCCGCAACGGTCAGCGGCGACCTTGATGAAGCAATCCAGCAGGCATCCGAGGAAATCAGCCCGGCTTACGAGGCGCTGTTTGGGAAGTACGCGGGCGTAAACTCTGAGCGCCTGATGGAACTCGCGGACGATCCTGTCGTGGGTCAGTATGTCCGCTCCGCCATCAAGAAAGCCGAAAGTCTCAAGACGACTAAAGGGCAGGCCCCCAGCAACGCGCGCATCTGGGATCTGGTCAAGCAGGGGCTGGACTACACGATCCAGAGCCAGAAACGCGCAGGCGGTCAGGCGTCTTACGAAATCCGCGCGGCGCTGGAAGCCGTCAAGGCCGAGCTTGATGCGCTCATGCCAGAATATAAAGCCGTGCGTGATGGAGCAGATGCTCCCCGGATGCGTGACGCCCGCAAGCAAGGCGCGAAGATTGCCGGTGGCGGTCTGTCCGTCGAGAAGGTCCGCGCCATCGCGTCCAAGCTGACCGGCAAGCCCTTGACGGCTTTGCAGATGAGCGCGGTCGAGAAGATCGTGCCTGACATCGAAAGGGGCCGCGTTACTGGCTTGGCCAGCGAGCGGATGCGTGAAATTCTAGGCGAGGTGTTCGGCCAGGATGCAGCCGACAAGCTGGTTGCCCGCATTCGTGCCGAACAGACCATCATTACCAACGCACAGCGCCGCGATCCGGACTTTGGCGCTGTGACCTCTCAAGCCGGGATGGCAGATCAGGGCCTTGGCGTTCTGGCGGCCGACGCTTTCCGCGCGGTACGCAACCCGCTCGAAGCCGCCTTGGCCGCGCTGTCTCGCTCTGGCGCCTACACGCAGGACCAGCGCAACCGCATTGCCCAGATGCTCTACGGCGGCGCGACAGACGAGAACCTCGCCCGCATCTACGGCAACCGCCCCCCACACAATGCGCTCAATGTTGGAACGCCCCCGACGCCGCAGGGACCGCCGACCAATGCACTGGCCCCGCGCAACAACGACTAACGACGCCGGTTGTAGTCTTCCCCTACAAGCAGGACGATGCCCACGAGGCAGAAGGCGAACGGCCATACGCCAAGCCCCCAGTATAGCCCGAAAAGCAACAAGCCCAGCCCGATAAGTCCCATACGCCCCCGCCTCCAAATCAGGCGCGCAAGCTAACACGTTTTCCCCACCCCCACCACAAACGACCCGGCCCCGCTTCGCGCGGGGCTTCTCGCATTGGAGCCTGAGCAATGGCCGCTGTCGCCCTAGTTGGAAACATGATTGCCCCTGGCGGCGGGCCTGCGTCCGGCTGCAAGCTGAACAGCTACATTCGCAACACCACGACCCGCAGCCCGCTCTACTCCGATGTTGGCCTGGCGACCCCGACAACCAATCCCTATGTGGGTGACGCTGACGGCCGGCTGTCCTTCTATTTCAATGACGCCATTGAATACGAATGGGTGGTCACGACCTCTGACGGCGCGACGACGTTGTGGGAAGCCGAAGTGGTCGGCGGGGTTCTGACGGTCACTTACTCCAACGGCATCCTGATTGATGGAAGTTGGGCAACTCCGCTTGCAACCGATCTTGGCGCTCGCTGGGCGGCGCATTTGGGCAAATCGCTCCCTCAATTCTACCTTGACGACTATTATGAAACGACCTGGGAAGCCGCGCTCAACGCTGCGGATGGCGCGGCATTTGCGGCGGGCGGCGGCATCATCTACGCCACGGGCCGTGAGGAATATGCGTTCACGGGCTATCCGGACGCGATAGCTGCCGGGAACTACATCGTCGGCATCCCGAATTATACCCGCTTCAAGATGCCAGTTGCGGGCGCGGTGCAAGCGCTTCTCGACTGGCGCGGCTCGACGGGCTCAAGTTACACGCTCTCTGGCAACGCTGCGAGCGGGGCGGAGACAATCTCGCTGTCGTCCGTTACGGGTCTTGCTGTTGGCGACATCCTTCGCATCCAGAAGACGCCGGGCGCTCCGATCACGCTGGGCAAGTACACGCAGCTCGTCCGCATCGAGGAAATCAACTCGCTGGTCGTGACGCTGAGCGAGCCGCTGGAGTTTGCGGTCGCCACGTCTGACACCTACACGATTGTTGAAATCATTCCCAATGTCGGCGGTGGCTGTTCGGGCATCATCTTCGACGGCTCGGTCAACACCAGTGATACGTGGTGTCTTGGCGCTTATGCGCTCTATTGCAGCGGCATGTATTTCGACAACCTCGGCGGCGAGAATATGTCTGGCGCCGAACCAATGGACGGGAACACCATTGCCGGTGTCCTCAATATGTTCGGTTGCTTCGACACGCGCGGGCTCAATGATTTCTGGGCTTACAAGTCGGGCTCTGGGGCAATCAACGCGTTTCAGTTTCGCGAGATGGGGCCGACCAATTACGGCAGCTTCTATCTTGAGCGGTCAACCGGCTTTGGCGCTGGCTGGTACGACTCGACGCAACAGCACGTCCAGTCAGTCATCGAGAGCGGAAGTCTGGGCCGCGCGGGCAAGATGCAATGCGTGCTTGGCTTCAAGATAGACCAGGTCCGCAGCGCCAAGCCGCGCTTCACCGGCTTTGCAGTCACCGAGGGTGCGCGCGGCTGGATCGGGTCTGCCACCTACCATCCGACAGACCTGGAATATTTCACCGTTACGTCAATTGTCAGATCCGGCAACGTCGCCACGATCACCTTTGCCGAGCCACTGAACACCTACGACAGCGGGCATCCGTTCGTCATCGCTGGCGCTACCGGAGCGAACGACTTCAACGGCACGGTCACGCTGGTTCGCGTCGGCTCAAGCGGCAATGCGTACACCTACGCCAATGCCGGGGTGAACGAGACGGCAGGCGGCACGATCCTCTGCAACCTGCAACGCTCGCCTAGCTTCTGGGTGAACGACACCGGCTGCAATGTCGTTGTTGATCACCTTGATTTTCGCGGCGTGACCAACAGCCCGACCGGCGATGTCCACACCGGATCGAACGACAGCGTTCGCATCGGGGTTATGCGGACGGAGGGAAGCTTCACGCCGACATTTGCGGGAACGGCAGGGGCCTCTGCTCAAGGCACGGGCCGTCACATCGCGGAAGTCAATGGCGTCAGCGCCATGCCGAATGGCCTGACCATTGCCGCTGGCGGCCTCACCATGACGGGTCAGCTCACGGTAACGCACACAGGGGCAGTTCCGGCGCGCTTCACGGGCGACGATTTCCAGTATGTAACGGCCCTTTCCAGCGCAGCCACGTCTGGTTCGTCGGGCTTTGCCGTCACGGTGAAAGACAGCGGCGGAACCAACCGCACTTTCACATTCCAGAACGCGGCGGGCACTGCGCGCCTTATCAACGGCCACAACACGCCAACTGAAATCTGGATGAACGGCTCGCAGACGGGCCGTTTCAACAGCGCGGGCGGAATGCGCTTCGGGTCGCATGATTTTGTCACCGCACAAGGTGGCCTCGTGCTGCGTTCGTTCACATCTGCCGACATCGCAGCGGTGGCAAACGCCGTGAACACCACGGGCAAGGTGGCCGGCCTGATGGTCTACGACACCACGAACAACCGTATCATGATTGCTTCGGGATCGGCAGCGGCTTCGGCCTGGTACGTGGCTGATGCATCCGCATCCGTGACCCCGTCATAAGGTGACACCATGACAAACCTGTTCTCTTACGATGACCTTGGCGTTCTCACGGAAAGCCTTGGCCGTGTGCCTGACGATGCGCTGCTGTTCGACCTTGTCGAGACGGCGCGCGAAGTAGCAGGCGAGCGCTACAACCGCGCCTGCATCTCGCATGACCGCGACATGGAAAGCTGGCGCGCTGGCATGGAGACGCACACGTTGCGGATGGCGCAATGGTCCAGAGCCGTTGAGCAGCACGCGGCAGCGATGCGCGATCATGCTGTGACGCTGGAAGGCTGGGGCCTCGACCCGACGCTGTATCCCAAGCCCGTCCCGCCCGAAGGCCCTGGCCCTGCGCCGCAGTATGGTGAGCCGCCTGTTGCGCCTGTCGCGCCGACCGATGCAGACGCGGTTGCCATGCTCATGGCGGAACAACGAGCGGCTGTTGCGCGGGCGCGGCTGGAACCGAAATGGGAACCCGTGATCAACATGGAAATCGAGCGCGCTGAAATCGTCAACGAGGCGTTCGACCTCGTGATGGCGCGGCTTGGGTCTGCGCCTGTTGCGCCTGAACCAGAAGCCGCGCCGGAACACCATTTCGCAGACTTGATGCTTGCAGACGAGACGATTGACGACGCCCGCGCGCGTCTGTCTGCGCGTCTCAAGGAACTTCGTCACTACCTCATCGCCCCGGAAATCAAGGTCAACGAGGACGGCTCTGTCGGCCTTACGGCTGGCGAGCAAGCGGAACTGCAAGACCTCGAGCGAAGGCAGACGCTGGGGCGCTGGCTCGAAGCCTGACGCCCTAAACTGAAAGGCTGGGAAAATGGATGACGATTTCAATGAGCGCTTCAAGGCGCTCAAGCGTGAATTGCGTGAGGTTGCGGAGGATTTTGAACAACTGCGGAAACGCAAGGCTAACGGAGAAGACGTGGAGCAAGTAGCTGCGAAGGTCACAGCCCTCGAATCCGAAATGAGGGTGAAGCTGGCCTCTCTCCAATCCGATAGCCAGGAAGTCCGGCACAGCCTTCAGAAGCTGATTGAGACAATCGAGCATTTGCGCACCGACTTGTCAGTCCACAAGCGTGAAGTCGCGCAGGTGCAGGACAGCCAGAAAATCAACGGCTGGTCACGAATTCCCGCTTTTGGCTGGGCGCTAATGGCCGTGGGTTGCTTCGCGGTGATGCAGCTTGGCCTGGAACGCTGGGCCGAGTTTCAAGGGGTGGGGCGTTGAGAGCCCCCACCAAAGCGGAGTGGGCGTCTGCTGGCCGGTGGGTCAGGGATCACGCTCCCGCGTTCACTGTGTCCTTTGTGACGTTCTCGGCGCTATGGGCCGCTGTCGTGGTGGCGTGCCTGACGCTCTACGTCTGGGACAGCCAGTTCTACTCCAGCCTCGCCCCGCCCGGCATGGAAACCAGCTTCATGGCTGCGGGGATCGTCTTCAGGACGTTCGTCATCTTTGGCGGATTGGCCATCGTTTACTTGAAAACCAACAAGCTGAACGCCTCTGCCGGCCGCACGCTGCGCTTCATCTGGGTGATGGGGCTGATTGCGTGTGGCATCGCTGCGTTAGGCTTCGTCACTGAAGGAAACGACTGGCACTATCGTAAGGGCGCCGCGATTACGCAGACGGAAAGCGCATCGACCGAAAGCGCCGACACGATCATCGCCCGCGCCGAAAAGGAAAAGGTGGCGATACGCGCCGACCGTGACCAGTTGGTAGCAGCCGCGCGTCAGTCGATGAACCTCGTCCTCGACGACGGCAACAGCCGCAACGATGACGTCTCGACCTACGAAAAGAACATCGCGCAATACCAGACCGAGGCGCAAGCCAAGCTGGACGAGCAGGACGCGAAGATTGCGGCCGCAGAGACTGACAGGCTAGGCGCGCGTCAGCAGGCGACGGAAGCCGCCATTGGCGATCCGGCCTTGCCCGCCGTGTTCCAGGCTCCCGCGCGCTATTTCCCCGGCTTCGATGGCGTGACCTTCCGCGACATGTTCGCGCTGTTCTGGGTGATCCTGCTCGAGGCGTGCGGCTCTGTCGGCGCGCAGGCTTTGCTAGCCGTGCAGATGGCGATGTCAAAGCGGAAAGAGGCGCAAGAGAACGGATCGAAGGGCGGCCGCACGACATCGCGCCGCCGCCTGATCGAAGACATGCGCAAGGCGCGAACCGAAACCAAAGCCGATCTCTCGGAGGATGACAATGGCAATCGAGATACTGCGCCGAAGGCCGCCGAGTGAGCTGTACCCGTCGCGCGCGGCGGTTGACCTCATACGGCACTTCGAGGGGTTGAGCCTTACCGGCTACCTCGACCCTATCGGTATCCCCACGATTGGATACGGCAGGACCGGGCCTGTAGCTGTCGTGGGCAAGCGCATTACGCTCGCTGAAGCTGATGCGCTGCTGGACGAGGACGTGGCACGACACGCGCAGATTGTGCGGGACCAGATCACGGTCCCTCTGACGCAAGGCGAATTCGATGCGCTTGCAAGTCTCGTCTTCAATCTAGGCTACATCCCAAAATCGATGAGGGCTTGCCTTAATGGCGGCGTGACAGACGCGGGCAAGGTGATGACGCCGGGCAGCTACGGCTCGGCGCTGTTGCAGTTCCCGCGCAACTGCCGCGCAGGTGGCAAGCCGCTCAAGGGCCTCTACCGGCGAAGGCTGGCTGAGGCGTGCCTGTTCTGCGACCTTCCGTGGGAGAACGCCTGTTCGATCAGCGTGGTCCAGCTATCTGTCGATGAGGCTGGCAAGATTGACACGAACGAAAGCACGTCTCTGGAAGACACCCTCATGCGTGCGCGGCTTGATACGTCAAAGCCGCCCGACACGTCTCACATTCTCAAGAAACAGTGGTCCGAACTGATCGCAAAACAAGCTGAACCTGTCGCGGCTGAAGCGCCAGGCGATGCGGAGCCAGCGGAGAAGGAAGCCCCCCAGCCCAACCCCCCTCCGCTGGTATCTGCGCCCGTTCCTGTGCAGCCGGGTGGTCCCGCTGTCGCAGGGCCGGCGGTGGTGGTCCCGGCTCCCCAGCCGCCACCGCCGCCGGTTAAGCCTGCGCCGCCGCCACGTTTGCCAGATCCGCCCGTTCCCATCGGCCAACAGACCGGCGC